AGGCGGCCAGTGCATCGTCTCCGGTACGACAGAGCTCAAGGACGGTGCTGCGGTCGAGGCGGCCCTCTACTCGATGTGGAAGAAATGCCCCAAGCAGATCCGCAAGCGGTCGGGCCTGAGCATCGTCATGGGCTGGGAAGCGTGGGACGCCTACGACCAGTATATCACCGACAAGATGGTAAAATACTCCGAGAACAGCGAGGTAAACCGCTACCGTTTCAAGGGTAAGCGCATCATCCCCATCACGGGCGTACCGGAGCACACCATTGTCATGGGCAACTTCACGTCGGGCATGGATTCCAACCTGTGGATGGGTGTCGATTACGCCAACGATGCCGAAGTCCTCAAAGTGGACCGCCTGCAATCCAACTCGGAACTCTTCTTCTTCCAAATGCGAATGAAGATGGACGTGAACATCGTCAAGCCTGCCGAAATCGTCGTCCATACGGCCTACGCCAAAACGGCATAACCCTTTACCGAATCACCGAATAATAACCGTGCGGGGGATGGACACCATGCTCCATCCCCCTTTTTCATACCGAAATATCTATGGCAAAGACTCAAACGACCATTCCCGAAACAGATACAACCCAGCCCGATGCGACGGTAGCCGCACCGTCGGCAGCAACTGTGGAGAAAGATACGGCATCCGAGAAAAACCCGAAGAAAGAACAGGCACCGAAAGCGGCGACCGAGATTCCGGCTGCGGTGTTGGCCATTCTCGGGAAATTTCCCGACTACAAGGAACTCTACATCGATGCCGACGGCAGCATGTACACGCCGCAGACCACTCCGGCCATCCGGGGCAAGGCCATCCTCTACAAGAATCCCTATTACAAATCATAACATGCAGGCGATATGGCTTTAGGTAATGTAATCATCAAGGATGTGGACGGCAATCTGCCGTATGCCGCATCCGCAAGCAACGAGAAAATCACGGGCCTGCTGTTCGACGTATCGGGACAGCCCGACCTTTTTACCGCCGGTTACGGGAAAAGCAACGAGATGAACGTGGCACCGGGCGATGTCATCTGCATCACCAGCCGTAAATCCTCCGTGCAGGACTTCGGCATCCAGGAGCGTGTCGCGTGTGACCCGGACGAGGAGGCCAACGAAAACTTCCTGTTCGGTATTCCGGCCTACCATATCCGCGAGTTCTTTCGCATGGGCGGCAACATCGACGGTCCGGGGCGGCTGTATGTCATGTTCGCGGACTGCTCCCAGAACTGGGACGCATTGGACGTGATGCAGCGCGCGGCGGACGGGCTCATCTCGCAGGTGGGTATCTGGACCGAGCAGCCGCTCTGGAAGCTCAACGGCGAGCAGGAGAAATACAACCTGAACCTCGTCAAGGGCATCAACGACAAGGCGGTGGCACTGGCCGAGCTGAACCAACCCCTGTCGGTGGTGCTGTGCGCCAACCCCGGTAACACGGGCAGCGACACGGAAGAGGCAAAGGTCATTGACCTGAACCGTATCCCGTCGGCCATCTGCGAGTCGTCCCGCACCAGCGTCATCTTCGGGCAGGCGCGGAACGACCAGAACGCGACGATTCAGTCCCGCAACCCGAACCATACGCCGGTGGGATTCCTGGGTGCTGTCATGGGCGCCCTTGCCAAGGCGAGCGTTCACGAGTCCATCGCCTGGGTACGTCAGTTCAACCTCTTTGCCGACGACTTCCAGCAGATTGAGCTCGGGTTCGGAGATCTTACGCTCGATGCCGAGGACGAATTCGTATCGACCAACCTGTACGAATCCCTCTCGCCGGTATTGCTGGACGAACTGGATGACAAGGGATACATTTTTCCCATCAAGTATTCGGGTCGGGAGAATGGCATTTACATCTCCAAAGACCAGACCTGCTCCAACGGGGACTACCGTACCATCGCCCGCAACCGTACCATAAATAAGAGCCGCCGTGCCGTGCGCGAAGCCTTGCTACCGTATCTGCACAGCCCTCTGATGGTGAACCCTGCAACGGGCTTTCTCGCACCCTCGAAGATTACGGCCTTCAAGACCCTGATCGGTGATATATTGGCCAAGATGCAGGCAGCACAGGAGATCAGCGGCTATGCCGTGACCATTGACCCCAACCAGAACGTACTGGTGGACGATACGCTGCGCATCAGCTATGTCATCGTACCTGTCGGTGTGGCCGTGAAAATCTATGTCGAGGAAGGCTTATCACTAACCGCTAAATAGATGTAAACATGGCAATCATAAACAACGTCGCATACTCTTGGTCGATGATTACCTTAGCCAGTACGGCTTTGGGAATCGAGGAAGGCTCCACCGTACTCGAAGGCGTTTCGGGTATCAAATGGAGCAAGAAACGCAAAATCGAGCCCAACTACGGTCTGGGCGGGAAACCGGTCAGCCGGGGTTTCGGAAACATCTCCTACACGGCGAGCATCACGATGGACTATGCCACGCAGCAGACCCTGCGCTCGACCTACGGCAGTCTGATGGACATCGGAGAGTTCGACCTGATCATCTCGTTCGCCAACCCGATGGCCAGCGATGACTGGACGACCACCACCGTCACGTTGAAAGGCTGTATCTTCAGCGAGGACGGCATGGAGAGCCAGCAGGACGATACCAATATTACGCACGAGTTCGACCTCAATCCCTTTGATATTCAGATTGGAGATGGGGATACCATTTAGCTTTCATTCTCTTGCATGGGACCGCTTCTTTTTGAAAAGGGGCGGTTTTGTGTTTGCGATCCGGGGATATTTCGGTATCTTTGCAGCCTTTTGAGTATAACCTATAACGAATGATTATGATACAAGCGACAGAGAAGAACTTTGATGAGCTGCTCTCTATGGAGAAGCCGCTCATGGTCGATTTCGGCGCCGAGTGGTGCGGCCCGTGCAAGGCGTTGGCACCGATGGTTGCGGAGTTAGCGGAGGCCTACAAGGAACAGGCGGTTATCGCTGCGTGTGACGTGGAAGAGAACAACGACATAGCCGTAAGGTATTCCATCCGGAACATACCGACGGTGATTTTCTTCAAGGACGGCAAGGAGGTCGGACGGCAGGTCGGAGCCATTGCCAAATTCGTGCTGGAGGAGAAATTGAAAGCGTTGCTGTAAAAAAGAGAGAATGTCTCCCGATGTCGGCATTCCCTCTTTTCTTTGTTTCTTCACTTCTTCAAGAGTTACTTTTAATTTTCTAACAACTTATTGAATATAGATATAACAGAATTTTTCGCCTCTGTCTTATCACTTAATAAACTTACTAATGAAGGAGCAAAACTAAGCAAGGCACCTGTCAATGCTAATGGCGCAGATATGACTGAAATTGTTCCTAAAATGCTAATAATTCCGCCACCTATTCCGCCACCAATCTCAATAGTTTTTTTTATTTTCTGCTTCGCTTGCTCATTTCTTCTACCTATTGCTTTAACAATCAATGATCTTACAGAATCAATATTATTAGACGCAGATAAAGCTCCTCCATTTGTTAAAATCTGGAGATAATCTCTATAAAAATCCTTTTCTTGAGATATTATGTCATAATATTGAGTGATAGGAGTATTCAGCACAATATTCAATTCTGTTTCATTGATTATTTTTTCTGATAATAATGCTCCTAATATCCCATCGTAAGCATATTTTCCGGAGCTAAGACCTCTTGCATCGGAGAAATCGATATCTTGTTCGATAATTGTTTGGAACCGTTCAGGTGATTCTGCTATCGTATATGGATGTAAATTACAATATTTTGTAATTGATAGCATATTCAAAAGACTTAATAATTCCGGAGTCATATCAGCTCCATTTCTTATGACTTCTGATATAATCTGCTTTGAATCAGAATGCCACATAAAAGGATTGGGAATCATTACGATCCTTCCTTTTTCTGCTAAAGGTAAGAGATTGACTAATGAACTCGCAATGGAACCAATATGAGTTATATTTATCCGTTCAGGAGACAATTTAGATAAAATCCGTTCGTATAAGTAATCAACTAATACAATTCTGTCACCTAACGAAAAACCAACTTTTACAGCTAAGTCCAAATCGTCTACTAAACCAAACAAACCCATCTGGACAAAGGCTTCCTCTCGTGTCCTTAAAATAGAAATCGCACTCTCTGTTTCCTTCCATATTTGATCTAAAGTCTTTTTCAAATTGATAAAGTCTGAATTACAAACCTTGTCAGGATAGAATACAGCTCTATTATCTGTATTGAAATCGATATGAAGATGAGTTTTTATTGCTTGAAGATAATTTATAGTAAAATGATTATCCATATCAGTAAAAGATATAACCGCATTCTTGTTTTACATATTCAAAAATTTTCTCTTTCGCAAAAACTCGTTGGTTCTCTGGTAGTGAAGAAATATATGCCTTAATTTCATCTATTCTACCAAATTTATCAATTTGAGCCTTAATAACACAACCAATAGCTTCTGAATCTTGCCGATTTTTATCATCATGGGATATTGCAAAAGATAAAACAGCATGTAAGACATCAACAGGAATCTTAATAGTACACATTTTTCTAAAATGCGACATATTATCACTCCAAAGAGCACCTATATTGGGTGATAATGACGCAATAATGTGCTTCCAATATGCAATTGGACTAATAGTCCAAAGATACTCTATATAATCGGCAATATAATCCTCCTGAAATCTGCGGTTATTTACTTTAGAAAATATTTCTGAGTCAGTCATATTTTCTACAATCCATTTTGCTTCTTGCAAAGGTAGTTCTTGCAATTCATGATGAAGATTCTCTGTCCAATCAGGCTTCATCAATTCTTGTTTCTTTTCAGATAATTTTTTATTGTTCATATTATTTCGAATTATAAATTTTCCCAATATCCTTGTAGTCGCTCTTTTATTACGGTCATTACTGTTTCAAAGGACAGTTCTTCCGTGTATTTGATTTTTCGCAAGAAACCTTTCCAGAAAGCAATACGTGTCGGACTTTTCACGAACTCTTCCGCAAACAGAATGTGATCCGGCTTGTATCCGGTTTCTCTATTCGAGAAGGTGGCGGTAATAGCCTGTTGCAACATCTCTTCATTCACTTTGTTGCTTTCCAGAATGCGGTACACGTCAAAAAAGTCTTTCATCCGGCTGTTTTCTTCCGCCAGATCAATCATAGCCTGAAATTTCTCCGCCACGACCGTTTCCAATGAATAGGCCATGATATTGACAGCCGGAGTTTCTTTCAGCAATACCGGATAATCCAGTTCTTCGGGTTTCGGCGTAATCACATCTCCGAACCCGATATCCATCGAAATGACTTGGCGGATGGTATCCAGCCGAGCCGTAACATGAAGCCGTATGCCATGATATTCCTTGTTTACCGTTATCTCTTCGGCTGAGATGCTTTCCGTGTCGAATGTCATCCCGTCCTCCGGACAAGACACGGCACATATCTCCTCGAATGCCATTTTTACAAACTCCTTGTCCCTGCTGATTTTATCGCCGAGGAAGTCTATGTCCAAGGTCGGACGTGCCCGGAACTGTTCGAGAGCGTATAGCAACGCGCCTCCTTTCAGAAACAGTTTCTCGCGGAAACGGCTCTGAGACAAGCGATACAACAGGCGTTCCTGAATGTAACGGATTACTATGAGCTGGTAACCCAGCTTTTCCGCTTTGGATATGTTCAGGAGTTTTGCCCTGACGGATTTTCCGTAATTCTTTTCTCCCATATTTTATAACTGTATTTCCAGATATTTTTTTATTGTTGATGCCACACGCATAATTTTGGCGTATTTCATCAGTTTATCGATGTCCCGCGTTTTGCGGCTCAGGTAGTTCTTCAGTATCTCGGAGCTGACATCAATACCGATTTTATTCCGGTGTTTTATGGCGTCACAGACCGATTTTTCGATGTCATAAACAGGAACGGTAATCCCTTCTATGACGGTATGTGTGATTCCGGTTTCATAGGCCACTTCATCCCATCGATATATCGTAATGGGAGGATATTCAGGTGTCCTTACTTTTCTGTTACGCGCTATGGCAATATAATACTCAGTCGGTATTTGGGTGGTCAGTCCATAATGGGACCATGCAGAGTACATACATAGAACGCCTCCCGGAATGACTATCTCAACATCAATCATGGTTTTAGCCATTTCATCCGGCAACAGATACACACCTGGGCGTATGCGAACCAAATCTCCGTTTCTGACCAGTTCCAGTACCTTGTAATACGTTGTGCGATTTACGGCCTTCGCCTGATTCGCAGTAATGTAGCCTCCATTGTTCCGTATGATGTTCTCAATATACTCCATGTCTTCTTTTATCTTTCGTACAAAGTTACCACAAATTTTCAATACAGTGGTACATTTGTACAAAGATTATTCCTCGACTATCTCCATATATCGAGCCGGATCAAATGAAATGTGCTCATTACCACCGATATATCCTAATTGATTCGACAGGCACCTGGTGTTTCTGATCGTTGCGTCGATGTTTCGGTGAGAGTGCCCGTATATCCAATATTCAATCGGGCTCGCTTCGATATAGTCTGTCAGGTCCACCATAAACGCTCCGTTGATCGGACTGTCCTGAAATTCAGGAGCCATCAGTAGCGATGAGGGGACGTGATGTGTCATAACCACGATGTGTTTGGCCTTGCTCTGTTTTACGGCCTCGGTCAGAAACCGGAAACAGCGAAAATGCTCCTCGTTGAAGCGGGTCCACCTTAGTATGTCGTTCTCGCAACGGATATTCCTAAAATCATTCACACGCATAACGGTTTCCGCTGCTTTGTCGAACGGAATCTGTGCCCACAGAGGTGTCACAATCAAGTCAATTTCTACCCCCAGCGATATGACCTGATTGTTATAATAACGAACATTGGGGCGAAGGGCATAACTCCATCCGTCTACCGTTGTTGCCATATCGAATCCCCGGTAAAACTCATGATTGCCCGGAATAGCGATTACTTGTTCGTAATGGTCGGCTGCCCAATCCCAAAACGGATGTCGCTCGCAGTATTTATCACTCAAGTATCCGATGTCACCGGCAAGAACAAGAATATCTCCCGTTACGGCCAGGGGATGTTTCTGCAAAAAACGGCTGTTTTCATCAAATTCCAGATGAAGGTCGCTTGCGTATTGTATCTTCATTTCTCTATATATCAATATCGTTGTTATCTGACGGAATATGACCGCAAAAGCAGGTTTTATCCTATATATAAACAGGCTCCGTATTATGCCGAAACCTGTTGCAAGATACGAATAAACAAGTAGATAGACAATTTTATCTGCGAAATTACACCCGTTGAAGCGATAAAGCCGCTATTCCTTTTTGTAACCAAATATCACGCAGAAATGGAAGATAAGAATCTTACGCTGGAGCAGGAAGCCCAGATTAAGGAGAAGGCGGCCGCGCTGAAGGCCGAAAAGAAAACCCGCAAGGTCTATCCAATGGTCGTGTTCGGCGACACGGACTGCGGCGAGAAGGAGTTCTACGTCGCCTACATGGGCGAGCCGACCTTCCCGCAGTTCTCGAAGTTCATGGCGGCATCGAAGAAGGACGAGGTGAACGCCATGCGTCAGCTCGCCCGCGACTGCTTCCTCGACGGCGACAAGGAGTTGGTGGATAACGAATCATTGTTCCTCTTCGGTCTGATGTCCCAGCTTTCGGAGATTATCACCACCCGTCAGAGCCTGCTGGTAAACTGATAGACACCTGGGCAGTACGTGACGACCAGCGGATTCGTCAACGGCTGATCTATATCCGCCACTACTTCCCGGGTGTTCATCTCGACAGCATCACGGACGAAGAGTTTGCCATGCTTTCCGAGGAGGCGTTGTGGCTGCACCAGCAGGTGCTCGTCTCCCGTCTGACCTTGCAACCGCCGTCTCCCTGATCCGCTTTCCGAAGCCCCGCAGCCCTTGTGACTGCGGGGCTTTCCTTTTCAGTCCCCGGCACCCGAAAAGGGCTATTCTTTCAACGGATGTAAACACGCTATTCATGGCTCAAACGCAGAATTACGAAGTCTATTACGATATAAAGGTCAATGCCACGGAGGGAACCGAGCAGGTCACTGCCTTTGCCAATGCCGTCGAGAAGCTGAGCAAGGGTCGGATAAGTTTTGCACCGGTCGTGACCAACATCAACGAGATGATGCAGGCCGTGGAAAAGACCTTCCGGGGAAAGAACGGCAAGAAGAAGGATTTCAACTTCGATCTGGAAATCCGAACCGGCGAAACGGAAAAGCGACTGGAAGGTGTCAAGAACCTGCTGACCGAAATCAAAGAACTGACGCAGGGCATCAAGCTGACCATCAATCCCGGCGAGAAAATCGACGGTCGTGCGCTCCGTAACCAGACCAACAAACTTGTCGGCAAGAAAAAATTGGACGAGCAGCAGGCCGAGGCGAAACGGAATGCCGCTTCGGCTGTCAAGAGCGTCATGGACACCCAGCGGACGGTCACCCGTTCCATCGGCAAGATCAACTCTGCCCTCGCTCATTTAGAGAAAAGGCGTGAGGTAAACATCAAGACCGACGCGGCCCGGGCACGCTTGCAGGAAATTCTCATTCTTTTAGGCAATATCCGGGGCGCAGCCACTATGACGCTGCACCTGAATACGGCAGCTCCCGCGACCTCCGTCCCTGCCGGTCCCGTCGTGCGCCCGCCGTATGCCCCAGTCGCAGCCGCCGTTCTTTCCGACAAGGAACAGGCCGGACTGAACAAACGTCTCTATGCGGACGAGGCCATGAACCGTCAGCGCATGCAGCAGGCCAAAGAGAAAGCGGCCTTGCAAGTGGAGACCTTCCGGCAGATGTCGGAGATCCGTGCCGCCGAGCGTGCCGCACGCTTACGTGAAAGCGAACGTACGCGTACCGACCGGGAGTTGCGCAAAATTGCCGAGCGCACCCGCCGCGAGGAACTCAATGCGGAGAAGCGACGCCGTCAGGCCGAGGATACCCAGCGGCGGCGCAACGCAGCCCGTGCGGTAACAACCATGCGCCGTCAGGCGGCTTTCGAGGATTCCGTGTACGGCAGCAAACGCCGTGCGGCCATCAACCGTATCCAGTATTCCAAGGCTCCGTCGTGGCGGAACCTCCCGATGGCCGGAATGCTCAACGCCTACATGGCCTACAACTTCCTTCGCACACAATTCACGGAGGCCGTCGAGTATTCCAACATCATGCAGTCGGCACACTCGATTCTCCGGGTTGCCGATTCAGACCTGGCGACCTTCGAGGGGCGTTTCGACCGGATGGCCCGGTACGTGCGCCGCATCGGTGTTGAGACCAAGTTTACGGCCATCGAGGTGGCGGGTGCGGTGAAATTCCTCAGTATGGCCGGTATGGGTATCGAGACCATCAACGAATCGATCCGCCCGATTACGAACCTCGCGCTCATCGGGGACAACGACATCTCGCAGATTGCCGACCTTGCCACCAACATCCAGACCGGCTACAACATCAAGAACACCAGCATGGGCTCGGTGGCCGACATCCTGGCCTCTACCGTCTCGCGTTCCAACGTAAACATCATCGAGATGGCCGAGTCCTTCAAGATGGCTGCCGGTTACCTGCGTCTGTCGGGCGTCGATTTTACGGAAGCATCCGCCGCCATCGGCGTGCTCGGCAATATGGGTATCAAAGGAACAATGGCCGGTACGGCTTTGCGAGCTATGGCCACCCGCTTTGCCAAACCCACCAAAGAGGCGCGGGAGGCATTGGACCGTCTGGGTGTGAAATTCACCCGCATGGAAGACATCTACGGCAAGCAGGTGGAAAAGCTGCGCCCGCTGGCCGACATCTTCGAGGACCTGAACAAGAAAGGGGCGACGATGGCCGACATGCAGACCATCTTCGGCAAAATCGGAGGCAACGCCGCCATGATGTTTGTCAGCAACTACGGGCAGCTTCGGACGCTTGCTTCCCAGAACCGGGCGTCGCAGGGCATCTCCTCCGAACTGGCGCAAGTCAAGCAGGACACGACCAAAGGCTTGTGGTACCAGATGACCTCCCAGCTTACGGAATCCTTCATGCAAGGGTACGAACTCATCGAGCCGGTCATCCGGAGCACGTTGAAAGACTTCCTTGCCAAATTCAATTCCCGCGAGTTCGCCCGAGGTCTCGCCTCCATTGGGCAGGGCGTCATGAGCCTGCTCTCCGTGCTGGGTAACTTCGCATCGTGGATGACCCGTAACTTTTACTGGATCGAACCGCTCCTGTTCACCGGCTTTGTCGCCACGCGGCTGTTCAAACTCGCCGGCGCCCTGACCAATGTCGGCGTCGCGGTCGGCTTTATCGGCAAACAGACCGCAGGCAACTCCATCGTCGAGCTGGTTTCCGGTCTGACCGGCCTGACCAGTGCACGAGGAATCAAAGCACTCTCTTTCGCCAACAAACGGGCCCTTGTCACGGCCTTGCGGGCAGCCGGTGTCAGCGGCAAGGGTGCGATGGGCCGTGCCTTGTTGCAAAGCGGAGCCGGGTCCTTCGCCGCCCGTGCCGGATTCTCCTCGCTGTTCGCCTCACAGGTCGCTACGGGCGGCGGTCTGGTCGGTGCTGCCGGTTCCCTGAGTGCCATTGGTACGGGTGCCGTTGCCGCAACGGCCGGTATCGCCGCATTGGTGGGAGCCTTGGGCTGGGTCGCCTACAAGACATGGCAGATCAAGAAAGCCAAGGACGCCGTACTGGAAGACATAACCGCCAACGAGAAATACCGCTATCCGGTCATCGAAGACTTGTACGCGGCCTTGCACAAAACCTACCAGCAGGCCATCGATACCAAAAAGGCGGTGGACGACCTGACCTCCGGCAAGACAGTTGAGGAAAGCAGCGGGCATAAAATCGGAATATTTACCGGGAACTGGTGGATGTCATTTCTGGCTGAACTCGGCGCCAGCTTGTCTTCCTCCCGAGGGGGTGTCTATCATGCTCCGGCATACAGTTATAGCGATGCTCAACAAGACGACAGCCGGGAGGCCATTACCGCCATTGCCCGCCGTGACAGCCAGTCGCGCCTGAACGCCGCCTATGCCGAGTTCGGCAAAATGTCCGACCCGTTGGAGGTCCGTGCCTTTATCGAGAACATCGCCCTCAAATACGGGCAGCAGGCGGTGACGGCGGCCGAAGCCGCAAAGAAACTCGGCTTGGACAAACCTTTCTGGTTCGAACGTAACGGCAAGATTACCTATACCAACGCTCTCGGTGACCTGCCGGAAGTGGCTGCGGCCTATACGCCCACTTACGCCGCCTACCAGAACAACACCACCGTGAAACACATCACCACGGCGGCACAAGGTTATCTCGATGCCATCGAGAGCATGGCGGGTGCCCGTGCCCTGATCGAGAAGTCGGGATTCGACTATGGAGAGTTGGCCCGTGGCGGCTTTACGCAGAACAAAGACGGGCTGTGGGTACAGAAGGCTTTGAACGCGCAGGCTACCGACAAGGAGCGGCAGGAGATGCTGGCCGGCCGGCAGCGCGTGCACCACCTGTTGGTAAACCTTTCCGGTACCCTACGCCAGGTATTTGGCGGTTCCTCGGAGGCTGCGGAAAACATCCTCCGTAAGGCGGGCTTCTCAGCTGCGCTCTATGCCAACGAGCCGGACTCGAACGACACCTCCCCGTTCAACGCCAACCGCATCACGAACATAGGAGACGATGACGGCGGCGCGGGCGGCAACTACTCCGGTACGGGGCGGTTATCTTCGGCGGCTCCCAAGCAGGTCATCGTCAACATCACCAACCTGATGAGCGTGGAGACCATCGACCTGTTGAAATCGCCCGAGGGTCAGACCGCCGAGATCCAGCACTTCAAGGAACAGATGGCACAGGCCCTTATCGACGTAGTGCATGACTTCGACGCCTCGTGGAACGGTTAATTAACGAAAAGACAACGACATGAAGAACCTATTCGGCAGCAGATTGCTCAATATCGGTGCCTCGACGCTTCTGAGCGGGGGCATCCTTTCGCATGGCGGACTGGGCGGCTACATCAGCGATGCCGCCCGTCGCGTCATCGGTCTGGGACTCGCGGAGTTTCAGGACGGTGCCGTACATTACTTCTCCAAGAACAGCGACATCCTGAAACGTGCCGTCATTCAGTTCGCCAGCCAGACGGCCTACGGCATGCTCCGCTCTTATCCCCGCTATATCAAATACTGGGAACAGAAAGAGCGGGACAAATACCTCGAAACCCAGTCGCAGAGTGCCATCGTCAACAAATCGGGACAATACTACCAGCTCATCAAGGAGCAGCAGGCTGTCGCCGAGAAGAAGAACTACACCGACAGCATAGTGGGCCGCACGGTGGCAGACTACATCGAATTGAAAATCAGCGGCGAGGGAACCTACTACGACAAAGAAAGCGGCAAGGTGGAGCCCAACAGCAAATACGGGCTGATCACCTTCGTCGATTTGGGTCCGCAGGTACAGCTCTCCTCGAAAAACAACATCGTGCTGACCACGGTGCAGGGTCGTGACTACACCCGAAAAGAGTTCATTTCGGGCGGTGATCTGGAATTTACTATAAACGGTCGGATAACCAGCAAATATCCCGACGTGTACCCGGAAGCCGAGCTGTCGAAGTTCCTGAAAATCGTCCAGTACAAAGGTGTCATCGACTGCGACAACACCATCCTGCGGCAGTTGAAAATCTCGCAGCTTATCATTCTGGGTTACTCGCTTCCAACCGCCGAATACCGAAACGTGCAGCCCTATACCTTGCAATGCGTGGCCGTGGAACCCTCCGAGGCGGTAGAACTGATCTCCAAAGATGCGGAGGTCGTGGATGAAGCCATCGAACATACGAACAAATGGATCAAGTGGGTACGGTTCGGCACCGATGTCATTGACCCAACCTCCATATTAAAACTGAACAACCTATGGCTGTAGCACCGCTTGACGTATTATGTTGCCGGATTACCATCGGAGACCCCGATGCGGGCAATCCGATGTCCATTCTGAACCCCATTACGCTTACGGAGGTGCAGGAGGTCGAAATCGTCGAGACCTACAAGAAACTCATCGGCACGGCAACCATCCGTTTTCCAAAAGGGACCATTTTCCGCTCCACCATCATCGGTACGGCCACCCTTGAAGGCAAAGACGCCAGCCGGATAACCACCGAGGTCATGCAGGACGGCGTGGTCATCGAGAAACGTTCCAGTTACTCGGCGATGGACGCCACGACCTTCAAAACCGGGCAACGGGTGCGTATCCGTTTGGGCTATAACGGGATGCTGCGCACGATGTTCGACGGATACATCACCGGCTATAACACCGAGAGCAGCTTCGAGCTGAAATGCGAGAACATGGCTTACAAGCTCAAGCTGAAGCAGGCACCCAAGTTCGAGACGCCGGCATCGGGCACGAGCGTGAACGACGTGATGGAGGGCAAATACAACATCCTGAAAGATACCGGATTCAAACTGCACTCCGAGACCAAGCGGTTCGACATCCAGATCGGGAAAATCAAAATCACGGACAACTTCACCGTTGCCGACATCCTCTCGGCGTGGAGCCGTTACCGCATCTACTGCTTTCTGAAATACGACGAAAACAGTCCCGACCGGATGCCCGCCATCGCTATCGGCCGTCCGTACTCCTCCGCCAAGAGTCAGCCCCGGTTTCCGGAAGACAGCGCATCCGGTCCTTTCTGTATCCGCTTCGACACGCATGTGGCCTCGTCGGATTTGAAAGTGCTCAAGACCGACCCGAAATTCCTTGCCGTGCAGGCCAAGGCGTTGGGCTCGGATGAGAAATTCTTCGAGGTGACGGTGCGCCTGAATCCCGACTACGACCCGAACGTTTCCGGCAGCAAGGAGTTCCAGACCGTGAACGCCACGCAAATCAGCAAGAAGACGCACAAGGTGACGGGCAACACCACGGCCAGCGGTGCGCAGACCCGCACGAAAGTGGACCTTTCGACCTACACCATCGTACCCTACATGTCGCCGAACATGAAAATCAACTCCGACAAGCTCGTTGAGGAGGCCATCGAATACTTCCGCAGCTACAACCTGAACGGCATCAGCGGTTCGGTGACGCTCTTCGGGGATTTCGGGTTATATCCGGCCTGTCAGGTGGAACTCATCGATGACCGGAACCCGGCCAAGAACGGCACCTACATCGTCGAGGAGGTTACAACCACTTTCGGGACGGGAGGCTACCGGCAGAAAATCACGATACCGCATAAAATCAAAGGAACAAAGACAACGTATGGAAATAACTCTTAAAGATGATTTTACCAATGGACATTTTTCTTATCCAATTCCAGCGGTGAACTTATGACTGTGAATGCACAAGGAGTTCCCAACCACGGTGTATCGAAACATTCGGATTTCGCTATGGGTGATTCGCTACACATCATACCATAGAGTGGACAACATCGAAAGGATGAATTGCCTAATAAAAATTTATACATTGCCTCCAAAGCGATCAATTCAAGAACGTCCATCGAATCATCGCCTTCAACTATATCTTCAGCACGTTTCGTTGCTGTTGCAGGATTATGATGTCCACAACTATGAGTTTGAATATAAGGAATGCCTAACCAACTAATGATAGCATTTAAGTTTTCTATCGAAATGCAATCTGTTTTTTCTTCATATAAAACTGTCAATAGAGGAAGCATCTTATTGGATAAACGCACTCGCTCCAGAACCGTCTTAATATAATCTAACGGAGCAACTAAGTTTTGCTTCAACATTTCTAAAAAGTTGTTGACCATTCCATCAAAAAAATCGGGAATAGGAATGCTCTTCTTTTGTGGTGTTGTAATTGTAGACTGATCGATATAATCTGAAAATAGTTGCATACCGTCGGTAATCTTTTCTTTTTCAGCTTTTGCCAATAGCTTAATCAGACTCTCGCCTGGGGCCATACTGAAAAGAGCTGCATGACAACAGCAGATAAGAAGTTTGGTATTGTGGTATAATGAAGGATAGTTGTGCTTGCATAATATTTTCACAACATTGTACGGAATATCATCATGTGTAGCATCAGGGTCAACTAAACTTTGATACAAGGCTGCCATGCTTTCCTTGATGATGTGTGCTCCCAGTTCTAAAGTATCCGTAACCTTGTTTTCAAATGTTATAATCAATGATATTACAGGCATATTTTTTCCCTTCGACAATTTTCTCTCCTGTTCTAATCTCGATTCGTTTAGTTTGGTCTATTTTTACTCCATAAAATTGACTGTCATTGAAAAATCCATTTCCAACTCTGAATATGCTGTCAAGACGCTTCATTCGTTCTGTCGGAGAAATAGAATACGGTAACTTGACTTCATCACGGACGGCTATTTCCTCTTTCAGTTTCAACATCATTTCATAGCGTAAAATACTGGAAGATAATCCCCACAAAGTACCTATGTTTTGCCAATAGTGGATGTATTCATGAATGAAAGTCCCTCGATCTTCTTGGCTTATTAGGCTTAAATCGGTGTTGAAATCTCCTGCTGTGTAAATATGGAAGAATGAAGTGTTATAAGCCCCGCGCAAATTAGATACTATCTCTTTTTCAGATACTCCTAACGATAATAATTTTTCTTGTATATTCATTTTTTATAAAGTTTCATTTTAAGTATTCAAAGATAGCAAAAAGCCTCTATCCAACTGTCTATTGTCGAATTTATCTATTCTTTGAATATGAAGAATTCACAGGACAACAACCGGCGGATGATACAGGAGGCAATCCGCAAAATCGCATTGGGGCGCAGTATTGAGCGTATCGAGATGGCTCCGGGCGGCATGGGCGGCGTGGGTACCGCCCGCATGATTCACGGTTATGTCGCCAAGATACATGACGACCCCAGTGATGAAGAGTTCGCCGACTACGGCGGCACGGTGGACGTGGGCGAATATCCTGACGAAACTGCTTCGGCGGGCGGTATCATCCACAAAGGCGTGTTGCTGGCTGCCGCCCGGAACAACGAGGGCGGTTTTCTCATCGTACCGACCCTTTTTTCGGAGGTGACCATCGTAGTGGACGCCGCCACCTGCCATGCCTATATCGTCAATTACTCCCATGCCGAAACCATCCGCATGGAGGCGCATTCCGAGGTCAGCATCGGCATGACGGAAACCGAGGCTCTCGACCCCGACAGCGACTCCTCGCCCGATTACGACGAGCTGGAACCGACCGGAAACGAAGCCCATACCAGCTACACGGCCGAAGGCATCACGGCAACGGTCAGGAACGACAGCGGCAAAGAATCGTCGGTCATGCAAGGTGCGGAAGAGATTGCGCAGACCGTCGATAAGTCGGAAGTCAGACAGACCGCCGACAAAATCGTACAGAAGGTAAACTCCACGACCGTTGCCGTTGCCGACAACAAAGTGACGCTCGGCGACGAGAACGCCACCGAACCGCTGGTTTTGGGTAACGAGCTGGCGCAGCTCATGTTAGATTTCCTGACGGAGTGCAGTAAGATTATGACGCCTACGCTCATGGGAACCATGCAGCCGCTGAACTTTCCCAACTTCCTCTCGCTGACCTCCAAGATTCAGAAATTCCTATCCAAAACCTCCTATACCAAATGAGTGTCACCCTTCATCCCGGCATCGGCGGTCTCGATACGCAGGGCCTGTGTTACAGTCTCTACCGCCAGTTATACCAGACCTTCTTCAACGCCCAAGAACGCAAGAGCGAAGACAATCCCTACGGTGTGGAGGAAGGTGACGACACGTCCATCCGTCTGCATAACACGGCTTATGGATTTGCCGAGGCGATTTCGTCCGGCGTTTCCGGTGAAGGCGGAGGTACCGGTAGTTGGTCGGGCTATCTGCCCAAAAGCGGCGGTGACATGCAGGGATTGTTATGTGCCGACTACGGCTTTACCGCCGGTATCGACAACCGCCGTCTGCTGGAAACGTACCGCACCTCGCAAAGCGATGACGAGGGAAACGTCATCGGTTACACCTACGGCATCCGTCTGACGGGCGACGTACATGTCGGCGGCAATCAGCTCTTTGTGGGCGGTATGCAGCCTCTCCGTTGCGATAAGGCTACCGGCACGATATACCTGAGCGGGAAACGGGTTAATTTCGCCGACGCCGCCCTTTCCCTCACCGGAAATATCCTGCTGGGCGAGACCAAAGAAAACGGGGTGTTCCTGACTTCCGACAGCCTGCTCATTCATGGGCGGGAAGTCTATCACGGCGGTAATGCCAACCTCGCCACTGTGGACTGGTCGATGCACGACGCTACCGTTGCCGGTTCTCTCGAAGTCATGGGAGCGGCGACGCTCTCCGGAAAGCTGCGTGCCTTGCAGGGCGCGGAGTTGGGCGACGTCGGGCGGCTGCTCTTCTCTGTCCTCGGCGAAACCGTATCCTGTCTGAGTGACTTGACCTTTTCAGCCGGATGCGGAGTCCGAATCAGCGGAGTTACCGTGCTCAAAGGTTCCGGTGCGAAAGACATCCGGTTGGAGGGTGCTGACGGCGACCTGCTCGTAGGCGGCGACCACACAGCCAAGATACGGATTCTGTCGAACCTTACGGACATCGACGGCGAGCACGTCCTGCTTTCCCCATACGGGGCGGCGTACTTTCCCGACTCCATCCGGGTGCGGCACAGCTACGGCGGGGACCTGCTCTCCTCGTACCGTACCGACAGCGAGGATGAAGGCATCGTCATACACAAACTGCTGCGATTCGGAAGCACGGGAGGTTGCTATCTGACAGCCGACAATGACCGATTGGTTTTCGTCTCCCGCAGCGACCACACCCAAGCTCCCGGCGGTCAATACGAATCGGTGAACACATTCCTCGGACACGCTCCGTCCACCAGCCGTTACGCTCCGTTAAACCGGGCGTCGAACTCCCTGCGTATCGGTACATCCGGTGACTTTATCGTCGCTCTGAATCCCGTCGAGGTCACGGGACACATCGGTATCGACGGGAGCTTCACCCGACTTACGGCAGAGGGGCTATTCTTTACCGGCGACATCTGCCTCAGACAGGTTGGGGACGGTATCCGTCACGGCGGGAACGCCTACTTCGACGGCAGTCTTTCCTCGGAGCGATTCACCTCCGGAATGGCCGGCACCGGTTGGGCGATCCTGCGCAGCCGGACGACGGGAAGCATCTCGGCGACCTTCGACGAACTGACCATCCGGAAACGGATGCGGGTTTACGAGTTGGAGGTACAGCGTTCCTCGGCGACCAACGGAGCCTTGTGGGTAACCGATACCTGTTCGGGAGACAGTGTCGAAAAACTATAAATCCGATTATGGCACTATACGAATATTCCCGTTTCAAGATACGCATCGACCCCGGTTCCAAGAAACGGCAGGGATTGCATGCCGGAGACGTGGTTCGCCGTCAGTATGCGGACGGTGCGCAAACCTTTTACAGCCTGATGGTCGTGCTGGCCACCGGAGAAGACTCCGTGCTGCTGTCCGACGGGATACATGCGTCATCGCCTTTTTTCATCGGCGCACTCATCGAGGGCGACGAGCCCCGTGACGGAGAATTGCTGGACTTCGTGCGTCTCACGAGCCTGACCGATGAACGGCGCAGCGGCGCCATGTACCTGACTGCCTCGGACGAAGAAGCCCCGTACATGGATGTCATTGACGGCATGGGGACGGAACGTTCCTTGTTTCGTCCGGCATCCCTTGCCGCGTTCGGTTGCAGCGACAACGGGGTGTGGTCCTGCCGTTACACGCCTTCGGAAGGTCCCGCCACCCGCATCCTCCGGATTAGCCGCTCCTCCGACGCGGCGGCTGTCACCGGCGGTTTTCAGATTCCGTTTCCACAGGCCGTTTCCCATCCCCAGCGTCTGGTGATTTCATTCCGCATCCGCGCTTCCAAAGAGTTGTCCGCCGTGCCGTTGCGCTTCGGGTATGCCGACGGTACGGAAACAGACGGACAGGACACCGTGGACGTTACGACCGAATGGCAATACCGGTTGAGCCTGATTACGGTGGACTTTCCTGCGGAATATGCCCGCGCGCTGTCCCTCGACTTCTCGGGAGAGCTCGGTCCGGACGACTGGTGCGAAATCGGAGACCTCAATGTCTGCCTACTGGAACAGCTTTCGTCCTTTGCCGAAGCCGCCAAAATCCGTATCGGCCGCATCACGGGAATCGCAGACCCGCTGTTCGGTATGCTACAAGGTTATGGGGCTTACTTCCAGCGTCTCTATGCCACGCGGGACGTTCATGTGGCCGGCACGCTGACCGCCGGTGACGAGGACGGCTTCGGCAGCACCTTTTACGCCGGACGTATTCACAAGAACTGCATCATCGATTCGTTGAACGGCAATTTTACGAGTACGGTTGTCCGCCTTTCATCCGCCACACCGACCGGTATCGGCAAAAACATCCTGCTGCCCGTGACCGGCGGGACATTGCTTTGCCAGAAAGAAGTGTGGGTAGAGAAACATGCGGGCGAGCGTTACTGTCTCTCTTTCTGGTGTTATTGCCCGTCCAAGCAAGAGACTCCGTTCGATATTCTTCACGGGGAAAAGGTGCTCGCCAGCCTTATGATGCCCCAGACATGGCAACGGGTACATGTGACTTTCGACATCGAGCATATCCCCGGCGACGACCTTCGCATCGACTTCCGTACCGAGAACCGGGTGGTCTGGTTTTTCAGTTCCCCGCAACTTGAAAAAGGGAACGTGCCGACCCTATACCAGCCGACAGACGGGATCCTGAACGAAACCGACGAATACGGGGCGTGGTTCTGCCGAGGCGGTGTGGGCGGCACGATTCAACACCCCCTGTTACGGTTGGAGCCGGACGGTTCCATCCGTGCCGGCAACGATTCGTTCGTCATCAACCCTGACGGCAGCGGATACTTCTCCGGCGGCCGTTTCCGCTGGAACAAAGACTCCATCATCTTGCAGGATGTCACCATCCGCTGGGAGGATTTGGATGAAGAGATGCAGGAACAGATGAAACCCCGTTTCGTCACCGTTGATGGCGGTACGGTGTTTCATTATAACGATGCCGTTTCCGGCAATCTTTGCGACCCGGCAGAGATCCTCCTGACCGGCACGGCGCAGAACCTGACAACGGATTCCTGCCGTTGGGAATACCTTGCTGCGGACGGCGGGTGGAAAGACACCGGCGGGAACCAGTCCGTTTACACGCTCACGCCGGATTTCTCCGGCTGGGAAGGCCGGAACGTCCTGACACTCCGTTTCATCGTCCGATCCTCCGGCACATCGTATCATGCCACGCATACCGTTTCCAAACAATACGACGGCAGTGACAGCTATTCTTTGCATGTGGAGTCCGATTCGGGCACCGTTTTCCGCAACCACATGGTCGAGACGACACTACATGCCCGTCTTTACAAAGCAGGAACGGAAATCACGGACCGGATTCCCGATGAAAATTTCCTCTGGAACCGCATCAGCGACGATGCCGACAGCGATGCACTCTGGAATGCTGAAGAACATCGGGGACGCACGCTGCGGATTACCGGTGAGGATGTGTGGCGTAAGGCGGTGTTCAACTGTGAAGTATTCATGTAGGCAATATGAGATAACCAATCTTGTCTATAAACTCATTGCCCACGCATACGGCTATTCTTATACAAACAAAACGTATGAGCAACCGACAAGTTATCGCGCGTGGGCAAACCACGATTTACATACAGAAGGATTCCTACACAATCAGCCAATCGCTCGGGGAATACGTCTTTCCCGCAGACCATTCGGGGAAGGTGCTCTCTGCCGTAAGCCTGACATCGACCATCAAGGTCACATGCGGCGATTCGGAATACAAGGATTTTACCATCGGAGTGATTGTCAAACCGGCCGGATTCTCGTCCATTTCGGTGGATAACAGCCGGAAAACAGTGACCTATACGGTTGCCACCGGAACGACAACCCTTGCCGAGCACGGCTCTTTGGATATTCCCGTTACCATTGCAGGGGCGGTTTACAGCCTGTCGTTCGTCTGGTCGAAAGCGAAAGCCGGTGCGCCGGGCACTGCCGGTGCCGATGCCAACCTGCTGGACTGGGTACGGGAATGGAATACCGGTAAAACGCTTATCGACAGCCATACTGTCATCACGCCGAAACTCTTTGCCGGTGTGAAGAACGCGGACGGCACCGTGACGGGTACTGCCATCGGCCGCTTCTCTCTGAGTACGAAAACCGCTTCCGGCGGTATTGCCACCGAAACCATCGACGGTATCTGCGGCTTCAGGAACGGATCCAAAACCTTTCTTTTGGATAACGGCGGCAACGTCCAGCTCGGTTACGGCGACCAGTTTGTCCGCTACGATGCTTTAACCGGCAAAATCACGTTCGGTGCGGGTGTCAGCCTGAACTGGACCAACGCCATCCAGCAAGCCAAGACTGAAACGCTTAACGCTGCCGCCGCTACTGCCCAAAGCAAAGCGGATGCCGCATTGGGCAGTGCCAAGAGCTATGCCGACACGAAAAAAAGCGAAGCCGTCACGCAAGCCGGTAAAGACGCTGACGGTAAAATCTCGGCACTGACCGCTACGTTGAACACTTCCATTGCCGATGCCAAGAAAGCCGGTACGGATGCCCGTGCCGTGGCGGATGCCATTACCTCGAAAGCCAATGCGGAAGGCTGGTCGAACAAGCTGACCTACATCGATGCAAACGGCATATTCACGGGGAAACTGTCCGCCAATACCGTCAATGCCATCAACATCAATGCCTCGCAAATTACGGCAGGCACCATCGCTACCGCCCGTCTGAATGCTGCGGAAATCCGGTCGAACATCATCAATGCGGCATACATCAACGGTCTGACGTGTGCCTTCGTTCGGGGAACTATCGGCGGCTGGACTATCGGTGCAACCACGTTATCCAACAGCCACATATTGTTGGATAGCGGCAACAAACGGGTGGTCGTGTACGGGGCAAGCTCTGGAGCGACAAGCGGCAAGCGAGTGCAGATCTATTACAACTCCGATACGGATTTCGGTTTCTATGCCACGGATGCTGCTGGCAACTGCCTTGCCCGTTTCGGTTCTGCCAACCAGATTGCCGGGTGGAACATCGATGCGAACCGTATCTACAAGAACAACATCGCATTGGGTGCGGACGGCTCCATCATGAACGGCAGCAAATGGAAGCTGAACAACGACGGGTCCGGCAGTATCGCGTCGGGAAACATCTCATGGGATGCAGCCGGTGCGGTGACCTTTTCGGCGGCGGTGTCGTTGAACTGGAAAAACGATATAGAGGCTGCCAAACGTGCCAACTTCGGTTATCCATATTATCACAAAATCGTCATTTACGGTGAAGAGGATAAATACTATCCTGTCATTTTCAAGGGCGGAGACCAGACCTTCAAACGGGATATTCTTATCCGACGTGCATATAGTGAGCAAGCCCCTGACAGTTGGAACAATACAACTCATAAAGGTGGACTTGTCCTATTGCTGAAAGCCAATTTCGGCGGTTGGGGCGGCATTGGCTACTCGTGGGACATCTATGAACTTTCAGAGACATACTGCCGCATGTTTGCCGGTGCACAATTGTGTGGTAATTGTTGCATGTTCGCCGTGTTCCTGCGCGGGGGCGGAACGACTGGTGCGGTGTACCATATCTACTCGGATCAGCCGATAGTGAACAACATTTATAGTCCATCTCCGATTCCGGCAGCACCGCAGATTGCCTACAACTGCGATCTTATTTTTCAGAGCGGTTCGAACACGGCTAACGCTCCGGGTGCCCGTACCCTCACGGCGACAGTTCAGGAGGAGATACGCCGTCACCGGTTCATCGCTTTGGCTCAAAGCTCTGACAGCACATTGGCTGCGCATCCACTGACCTACATTGGTTCTACAGGCATCTACACCGGCACGTTGACTGCGGCGCAGGTCAATGCCGTTTCCATCGATGCGGGCAGTATCCGGACGGGGACGCTCAGTGCCGACCGTCTGGCTGCCGGCAGCATCAATTCCACAAAACTGGATGCCGGCAGCATCAAGGCCAATATCATCAATACGGACTATATCAACGGCCTGACCTGTACTTTCGTGCGGGGCAAAATCGGTGGCTGGACCATCGGCGCGGACAACATCACGGCCGGCAGTGTGGGTGCAGTCGGAGCCATGCCAATCCAGATGCGGACTGCGGCCAGCGGTTCAGGTTACTGGTACAACGGCGCATACAAACCGCAGGGCATCGTAATGACATGGTACCAAAGCAGCAATGCGGGGCATGTGGTTTTCGGTCAGATTGCCGCTTCGGGCAACAGCGTGAAAACCGGTTTTCTCGGCATCCAGATGATGACATGGGACCATGTGGAATACTTCTGTCTGTCGGCCAACTACACCAAATCGGGAGCCAAAGAGATTTACAACCGCATTGCCGGATGGGCATTCGACAACACCCGCATCTGGAAAAACAACGTCTCGTTGGGTGCCGACGGCTCCATCACCAACGGTACGCGCTGGAAACTCAACAACGACGGTTCCGCCTCGTTCGGTTCCGGCCGGAGCATCTTCAACACGGACGGTTCGGGACAGGTAGCCAACGGCAAATTCAAATGGGATGCCGCCGGCAACATCATCGCCCAAGGAGGCAAATTCAAGGATGTGACCATCCAAGGCACCATCCGTAGCGCGTTCGTGCAGAACGACCCTTCAATTTGGATTGTCGTGGGCGGCGGCACGACCAGCGATGTGCAGACCGACCCCGTGCACTACGACAACGTGGTCTGTACGCAAACAGGCGGCTGGAACGAGAACATCAACCTGCAATGGACCTTGGAAAACTCCGGCCGCCGGATTTGCCTTGTCAATTACAGGTGGGGTTCTACCATCTCTACGGGAGTGATGAGCATTACGGCTCCCAGCGGCAAATATTTCTTCGAGGATGGAATCTCGAAAACGACGCTCAAATTCTCCCGCGAAGTAATTGAAATGATTGGTTACGGGGACGACAAGACCTTTTTCGGATGGATTGTACTCAACCGCCGGGACCTGATGACAACCAGCCGATACGGAAAGTTCCAGCAAATCCTTGTTACAGGCATTGTTACCGGAACAACTTCCAGCGCATCCGTCCGTTTCCTCTGTTTCGACGGTTCGAAATCGGTATCCGTCAGCCGATTGGGAAAAGGGATGTACCGTATCTATCTTCCTTCTACGTGGGGGCTGTCGAGCCGCTACCTCGTCATGGCTACCGGAATCTATTCCACGGCGGAAAACACTCCGATTTATCCGACGGTAAAAGCAATCTATTCCTACTATTTCGACATTTACACGCAGGATGACGCTTCCCGGAATGACGGCTCGTTCAACTTCCAAGTAATCAGTACGGCGGACTGGGATTTGTAATTTTTTTGAAGCATTGTCACCTGTTCGGCACCCTGCCATGCTATTCTTTCATAAACTCTGCTTTATGAAAATTATCCGCATCACTACGACAAAGACAGCACAGGAACGCACGGAACGTGCCTTCTACAACTTGGATTTTACCATGACCGACGGGGCACTGGAACGTGTGGTGGCTACCGTTTACACTCCCGAGAGCCGCCTCGACAGCGACCCGGCACCGGTCTTCATCGGCACCATCACTTACGAAAACGGCCAAATCTTCTGCTCTCTGCCCAAGGACGCCTCCATTGCCGGTCTGATGGGCGACTTCGAAAACTTCATGGTCCAGATCCAGTCCGCCGTAACGGATGAACACGCAGACAACGAATAGTACGGAAACCTAATTATCAGAATATGGAACTAAACATCAAAGACCGGCTCTACATTCCGGTCATCCTGCCCAAGGAGGGCACGTTCAAGGATTTCAACACCAAGAAAGAGATTCTTCGCAAAATCGAAATCTCCGCCGGTGAGCGCGAGGCGGTCGGCCTGCACGAAAACGAGGAGAACGGGCGCATCGAGTGGGACATCGAGAAAGACACGCCGCTGGCCATCGACTTTGCGGGGGATGAACTTGCCTACCTGAAACAGGCGTGCGAGAAAATCTCAGACGAGAAATTGCCGGACGACATGTGGATTGTCGTGGAAAAAATATATGACGGGAAATAGTATAAACTTATGTTATAACAAGTCCCCTGCATTAACATTAGTCTGGCATTGCCAGACTAATGTTTTACAGAATTAAATAAAATATCGATAATCGTACGTTGCTCCATTATATTGATGCAGTAAATTACCCACCTGTGCCAATGTATTAGAAGTGTCAATTGTTGCTGGCAATTTCGTATATAGATTGAATGAATTCCAATTCATCTTCGTAAATCCTATAATTTCAGAGGCAATAGTAGATAGATCTCCTTTACCATAATACTTAGTTATTTTTAGAGGAGCTGGAATACACCTGCCACCGGGATAGTAACGCCGTCCACCCCGAATTGATGGAACGACACCATGTGTCCATAGTAAAGCATTTCTTGATGACAATTTTATGCACGTTCCGCGCGATACCGGATATGAATCGTCAGAAATATTGTTGTCATAAACTCTTTGTGCTATAAATTTAGCATTGTATTCATAATTGATGGTTATCAAGTCGATGTCTTTAATTCCCGCTTGACTTAGCGCATGGGTAATGCCTTCAATCTCTTCATTTCTAAATGGTGTTCGTTTATGAATGACAACCCGACGAGGTAATTTATCCATGGATTTAACGAACAATTCTCGTATAGTAATTCCAAATTTGAAGGCTTCCTCATAAGTTAAATAAGGATTCTTTTTCCCATCAAATTGAGGTTGCTCAACTTTTGATAATTTGTATCTTAACCCTTGACCTTTTGCGTTGTATATATGGCTACAACCCAAAACGATGTCCACTTTTCCTTTACCATTTGTTTTGACGCTATAACCAATACCTGCATACGCCGTATCTGAATCAAGACTGGCCAATGCCCAAGGGATACGCATTGCCTTAACAAATAAAGCTAATGACAACCACCAGCAGATTTCACATACCATTGGGTCCTTCAAAGTTTTTTCTTCTATGATTTGAGTTGTAAAACTGTGTTGAGCCGCATAAGCCTTTATATAGTTGTGCAAATCAAACGATTCTCCATCATGTTTGAACTGTTTGTGTAGACTCCAAGAAGTAGGAATGTAAATTACAACTACAATTCCTGGATATTTCTCGGCCAAACTACCGGCCTTATGACATATTGATTGCGCAAGGCTTATTGTATCTCTTGGTGTATCTTCTGTTTTTATCCACTTATCCGTATCGCTGTCCGGAATTTCTAATAATGTTTTATATATACTATGGAATCCTGTATATGGCTGAATGTAATCTGAATTATCGTTAGCTTGTATAGTTGTGTTTAAGCGTTGTAAAAAAGATTTCAAACTATTGGTGTGAGCATTAGGACAAATTACCCCCAGTCTTACATTTTGTGGCAGAACTTCGTGAACTCCTACCAAATCTATAAAAAGGATAGAGAAGCGGCGAAAAATCGAATATAAATTACTAAAATATAGCGATTTATATTTGATTGCGGGATTTTCTGTTGTTTTTGTGATTTCCCCGACAAAGCCCATAATTGTCCGATATTTGTTACTATTTTGTTACTCGAAAATACTGCGGTAACAAAACAAATTCGCTATATTTGCCGTTGAAGCAATAAACGGGAACGGCATGGCGAAGCAGAAACAGACGGTCAAATTGAAGGAGCCGGTGCGAATCCGGTTCAAGCAACTCTCTAACGGGAATCAATCCATCTATTTGGAATACTATACGGGCGACGTGATCCGCAAGGAGAACTATGTCGGCGGCAAACGGAAATACGAGTTTCTGAAGCTATACCTTATTCCCGAACGGACGCGGGAGGACAAGGCGAAAAACGAAGCGACGCTCGCCCTTGCCAAAGCGATTCAAAGCAAACGGATCGTCGAGGTGCAGAACGACGCGCACGGATTCCAGAACACGAACAAGTCCCGAGTGAACTTGCTCGACTATCTGGAAAATATCGGGAAGCAGTCCGCCGAGCAGGGAAGCCGGAACTATGCCCGAACGGTGCTCAATACCGTCCGGGCATTGAAGCTGTTTCGCGGCGACTATATCGCTTTTCGGGACGTCGATAAGGAGTTTCTCTCGGAGTTCACCGATTTCCTGCGACAGATGCCGAAGGCCAGTAAATACGGCGTATTGAAAACTGGAGGCCGGTTGAGCAACAATTCGGTCGTGTCTTATTACGGTACTTTGAGAACGGCAATCAACCGCGCTTACAAAGAGGGGATCATCACCGTCAATCCGACCAAAGAGTTCGATTTCGCAAGTAAGGTGCGGCAGGAGCCGAGCCGCCGCGAGTATTTGACAATCGACGAGTTGAAGACGCTGATAAATACCGAATGTCGGCACGAGATCGTCAAGCGGGCTTTTTTGTTCAGCTGTCTGTGCGGATTGCGCGTCAGCGACATTCGCAAATTGAGGTGGTGCGACCTGCAACGGAGCGGTGGGCGTGTCCGTATCGAAATTACGATGCAGAAGACCAAAGAACCGCTTTATCTGCCGATTTCAGACGAAGCGTTGAAATGGTTGCCGGAGCGCGGCGAGGCGAACGGCAGTGATTTTATCTTTCCGCTGACGCACGAGGGGACGGTGAACGACACGTTGCAACATTGGGCGAAAGTCGCCGGAATAACCAAACACATCTCGTTTCACGTGAGCCGTCATACCCATGCCACGATGATGCTGACTTTGGGCGCCGATTTATATACCGTCAGCAAATTGCTCGGCCACAAGAATATCGCCACGACGCAGATTTATGCCAAAATCGTAGACAAAAAGAAAGAGGAAGCCATCGGATTGATTCCGAATCTGACAGACTGAAACAGAGGCCAGACGTGCGGACGATAATTCGCACGTTTTTCTTTATCAACCGTTTTTCGTGTCGCTGACTTCGTCTTAAATACTCCCGCTCGGCAAAATACAAACTTCGTTTGCTTTTGCTCTCACTTATTCGTATCTTCGTATGAAACAAGACGGATTATGGAAGGTATGGAGTTGAAACCGCAGTTCGACGAGCTGCAAAAGATATTCGATCGTTGCATCAAACACGCTTGCCGGGTATTGGAGGAGCGTATTGCGACGAAAACCGCACGACTTGCCACTGAGCAGCGGCAAGAGCAAGAAAGGCTGGAGTATAACCGGATTGCCGACGAGCTGGCTGAGTTGTATTTGCACCACTCCGTATTGTCCGACCTGCGGTTCTGCCACTCCGAACCTGCATTTCTTTGGGAGGGCGGATTCTTCGAGTCGCTGCATGCAGATGAAAAGAAAAAGTATCTTGCATTCTCCGTGCCCTCGTTCGACTACTCCCAATACGAACGGGATAACACGGCCTATGATGCCGAACTTCCTTATTTTTCTGCTGTCGTAAACATTGTCGTCCGAGAGCGTTATGCAGCTTACTTGCGGCAAAGGGAAATATCCTTGTCTGAATCTGCGCCGAAGTCAGCTATTGCGGCGCTGCCCATTGCAGAAACGGAGAATCCGTTCGATTCGATACTTACCGACGAGCAGATTGCCTACCTCGCTACGGCTGTCAATGATGTCAAAATGTTCAACGTATCGTTGTCGGCGGACGAGCTGAAAGCTATTTTCGCCTGCAAACCCGAAGCGATCGTGCGGTCGAACAACAATCGTCTTGTCGCGTTCTTTTTCTCGGGACTGAGCAGCCGCGGGTTGATAACCCCCAACTGGCAATCCGTCATCGCCAATCATAAACTCTTCCTCTCGAAAGATACATCACGCGATAAATACATCAATCAAAGCGACTTATCTACGGCGACCAACTACATCCGCGACGTCGGTGTAGAGGGAAAATACGCAACCCTTGAAAAGTATCTCATGCAAGTGAAAAGACTTTGAGAACGGGTTGAGACCTCAAAGATAGGTCAGTCTGCTATCAAGCTTATACTCAATATATTTGCCCCCGTAACGGTTACAAGTCACGGAGGGCATGCACTCCATTTGTTTTATTTAAAATCCATCTAATTATGGAGAAAAGTATTGAGATGCGAGTTGCAGAACTCGAAAAGCAGGTGTTTCACACCAAAAACGTGTTGAGCTTCGAGGAGGCCAGCCGTTTTTTGAACCTCTCGAAAAGCTACCTCTACAAACTGACGTCGGGCAATCTGATTCCGCACTACAAGCCGCAGGGCAAGATGCTCTATTTCGAGCGTGCGGAGCTTGAGGCATGGTTGCGTCGCAATCCCGTCAAGACGCAGGCGCAGATCGAAGCCGAGGCACAGCAATACCTGCTTGGCCGCTCCTCGAAGAAAAAGTAGCGATGAATGCGCAACGTAGTTCCGATTCGGTTCCGGTTTCTTCATGGCGGTCGGCTCGTCTGTTCGTTACGGACGAGTTCGCGGCGCCTCCCGTGATTTTGCGGGTCAATGATTCGGTGATCGGGACTTTGGGGAATTTCAGCGCTTCTACCGGCAAGGCGAAGAGTAAGAAGACGTTCAATGTCTGCGCAATCGTGGCGGCAGCCATGACCGGCGGCACGGTGTTGAACTATTCGGCCTCTTTGCCGCCGGAGAGGCGGCGCGTCCTCTACGTCGATACGGAGCAGAGCCGTTTCCATTGCAAGCGGGTGTTGTGCCGGATTCTGCGGCTGGCGGGATTGCCGACCGATGCGCATCCGCCGTTGTTGGAGTTCTTGTGCCTGCGCGGTTATGCCACCAAAGAGCGGTTGCGAAAGATTGAGGAGGCGATCTACGACCTCGACGACCTCGGACTGGTCGTTATCGACGGCATCCGCGATTTGGCGCACGACATCAACAGCCCCGGCGAGGCGACCGACCTTATCACGAAGTTGATGCAGTGGACGGACGAGCGGCGCATCCACATCCATACAGTGCTGCATCTGAACAAGGGCGACGACAACACGCGCGGGCATCTGGGTACGGAGCTGAACAACAAGGCCGAAACTGTCTTGCAAATCACCAAAGACGACTTCGACCGCGATATAAGTTCCGTTGCGGCGATGCACATCCGCGACCGGGATTTCGAGCCGTTCGCCTTTCGCATCAACGCCAATGCCTTGCCCGAGCTGGTCGAGGACTACCAACCTCGGCCGACTACCGCCACCAAAAGTTTCGACTATGCCGAGGTCTGCGAGGCCAAACACCGCGAGGCGTTGGAATTGTTGTTCTCCGAGGCTGACCGTGTTTCCTATTCGTCGCTTATCGGACGGTTGCAGAGCAGCTATGCCGCCATCGGTCACTCGTTCGGCATCAACAAGGCCAAGCAGCTCAAAGTCTTTTTGGAGAACAAGCGGATGATCGTCAAGGAGGATAGGTTCTACCGCTACAATTCCGATTTCCACTATTGACCCTTGCGGGCGGTTTAGTCCGGAACGGGGGTATATATTATTAAACCATTCTAAACCGGTACGGCGAGTTAAACCCCGAACCGTACCGATAAACCGAGTGAAAGAAAAACAGCTTATGGACGCAAAAGCAATCAATAAGTTCCCGATACGGGAGTACCTTGCAGCACGGGGCATCCGTCCGGTGAAAGACAGAGGTTATTACGGCTTGTATCATTCGCCGCTGCGCGAAGATCGTACACCCAGCATGAAAGTAGATTACGACAAGAACCTGTGGATCGACTACGGTGCAGGCGAGGGTGGCACGCTGATCGACCTCATGATGCGCATGGAGCGGTGCGATGCAGGAGAGGCCATGCGGCGGCTGGAGCAGAAGATTTCCGGAACGCCCGCTTTTTCTTTTCACGGGAATCACAACCCCGTGCCGCCGCACCGCGAATCGGCCATCACGATAGAGCAAGTCCGCCCGTTGGAAAACCCCGCCTTGCTCGCTTACATAAAAGAACGGGGCATCAACCTCAATACAGCGCGGGAACATTGTTCGGAGGTGCATTATCGTGTAGCGGACAAATTCTATTTCGCCGTCGGATTCCGAAACGATGCCGGAGGCTGGGAGTTGCGCAACCGCTATTTCAAGGGCTGCACGTCGAAAGCTCCGACTACCCGACGCGGCGATTATCCGACGTGCCTCGTATTCGAGGGATTTATGGACTACCTTTCGTTTCTGACGCTCAAGCGCAATCCGAATCCGCCGCACAATATCGTCGTGCTGAACTCGGTAACGAACCTTGCCAAAGCCGTTCCGTTCATCGCGTCGCACGAACGGGTGTATACTTACCTCGACAACGACGAGGCGGGGCGAAAGGCGACCGCTGAGTTGAAAGCCGCCTGCCGCAATCTCTCAGACCAATCCGTTCACTATCGGCCGCACAACGATCTGAACGACTACCTGCGCAGTTGTCGTCCCGTGAAAGAACACAGGCGGTCGTGCGGCCGCAAGTTGTAATGTCGCCCACCATTCGGCCACTTCGCGCCCGCGGCTTTTCCTCCGCAGAAAAGCCATAGCCTATTAGGGCTTTTTCCGAGCCGCAACACTTCGTGTCGCTGAAAAAGCCCCAATAGGCCAAAGGGCGACCCTTTGGAAACCCCTTGCGACCGTTCCGGCCGCCGACCGCACGCACTGCGGTCGAAAACCCGACAACCGAAATCATCAACCGCAAAATTATTACTGAATCATGGGATACGTCGTATTGCATTTGGATAAGTCGCCGGACAACGAAGTACCGATGACCGCTCATATCGCACGCACCAAAATGCCGCCCAATGCCATGCCGGAACTGACCTACCTGAATGAAGAACTTGTCGAATTTCCGGAGGGCGTCGCCGACCGAACGGAAGCAATCAACCATTGGCTCGAACATGCCGGACTGACCCGTAAAATCGGGACGAATCAAGTGCGGGTAATTCGTGTCATGCTGACCGGCACACAAGAGGATATGCTGCGTATCGTTCAAGAGGGACGCCTGAAAGCGTGGTGTACCGATAACCTTGCATGGTTGCGAAAAACTTTCGGAGCCGAAAATGTCGTTTCGGCAGTATTGCACATGGATGAAGCGACACCGCATATCCACGCAGCTGTCGTCCCTATCGTAACTGGCGAACGTCGTAAAGTCCGAAAGGAGAAAACTGACGAAACAGGCAAGCGGAAATACCGCACGAAATCTACGGCCCGACCTCGGCTATGCGCTGACGATGTAATGTCGCGTATCAAGCTGAAAGAGTACCAAGACACCTATGCCGCAGCAATGGCCAAATACGGACTGCAAAGAGGTATCGACGGCTCGAACGCCCGACACGTTACAACACAGGAATTTTACCGCAACGCCATTGCCCGACAGCAGAATTTGCAGGACAATATCGGCGAACTACTCCGCATTGAGGAGGAGAAGCTCAAAGCCGTCGAACATGCCACAAAGCAGGAACAGACGGCACGTGCAGAATTGCATCGAACCGCGGCCGAACTGGCTGCGGTAAAAGGCGAGTTGAAGACCGAGAAACTGAAAAACTCCGCCGCCGAGGTCGGCACGACCATCCTCGACGGTATCGGGTCGATGATCGGAACGTCGAAAGTCAAACGGCAGGGGCAGGAAATCGGAGTTCTGCGACAAGAGGTCGCCGCACGCGATGAAACGATCGAAATCCTGCAAACGAAGATTCAGACCATGCAAAGCGAACATAGTCGAGAACTGACGACAATGCAGGCGCGACATACCACCGAAAAGGCGAACCTGACGAATCGACACGAAAAAGAAATGTCGCTATTGAAAGCAATCATCTCGAAAGCGACAACGTGGTTTCCCTATTTCCGTGAGATGATCCGAATGGAGAGTGTTTGCCGAACGGTCGGTTTCGACGATGAACAGACCGCGATGCTTATTAAAGGTAAACCGCTTGAATATAGCGGCAAACTATACTCCGAAGAGCACAACTGCAAATTCACGGTCGAACGAGTAACGGCGCAAATAACTCCCGACCTGACCGACAAACGAAAATTGCAACTAACCATCAGCAAAATACCAGTTAAGGAGTGGTGCAGGGAGAAGTTCGAGAAAGCACGGCACTTTTTCTCTCAAGAGCCACGACAATCCAAAGGCTTTAAACGATAAATATAAGTCCCGATAATTCATAGATTATCGGGACTTATTTATTTTCGGTTTTTGCCAATAGCCTTATCTATAACTTTTTTGAATTTTTCTAAACTATAATCATCGCCGTCATCCAATATAAAACAGCCATTGACATATTTCATATTTTCATCTACGATAATCAAAACATCACTGATCTGTTGCATACCAAGTCGATTCGCGCACCGAAATCTATGGTAGATATTCCATCCGCAAAATTGGTGTTCACTCACTACATTTGCATGGTCTTGAATCTCGTTCATTTTAACCTTGACCTCCTCGTCCAATTCTTTGAGTTGATTAGCGTAATCATCCATTTCTTCTTTGGCCTGCCGATATTCTTCTCTGGCATAGCTACTCCATCCTCTCGAATCGCTCCAAATGGCAGCCGATGATTTTGCGGAATTGTATTGACGTTGCAGTCGTTCTTTTTTCTCTTCCGCATTTAGCTCGATCAAATCATGAGCGGCTCTAATCACAGCTAAATCCGTATAAATAGAAGTATATGCGCTGTCTATATGTGTTTCAATGGGTTCATAACTATCCGCATCGTAAAGACGTTTCATCATTTCCGACTTGGCAATCTCTGCTCCTCTTTGTTCTCTCGTCTGCACACAACCGAACAAAAATGGGACAATACTTAAAATTAAGAAAATCTGTTTCATAGTGGCTTTTATGTTTGTTTTATAGATTTATCTGTAATGATAATGAATGCCCACTCGTTCTTTGCCATCTTTTTCATAAGTATATACATCGTCAATAATGACGGAACCACGACGATACAAATCGTATATCTCCGGAAAATTCGTTTTGATTAATTCGATGCGTTCTCCATAATCTCGAACATAAGTTCTTTTTACGACGCTACACGAGGTTAGCATGATGATAACCGACAGCAAGAGAATCAACCTTCTCATAATAAAAATTGTTTTCATCCTCCAGCTGCCACAAGGATATTAATAGTAACACGAAGCGTGGAACTGCAATGCCACGTCTTAACTTGAAGGTCGTAGGAAACCCATAGATGCAGATGTAGTGATAGCAGCCCACGCTATACGCGTGAGAACCACTATGCCATCCTTGCATCTAATTGAAAATTTCCTACGTTTTCAAGTTACAAGATGAGCATAACGCTTCTTCTCAATATGTCTGGAACGAGCGAACTCTATCCAAATACAAAAATACGCAATTTTCTTGAGTTTAATATTAACCACTGAAAATTATGAAAGAATTTTATGGCAACCTAATTCAAAATTTGTAATTTTGATACAGCTAAAAAATTGATAAATAATGAAACTTAAAAGTGCAGTAATAAAGAATTATAGAGGCATCAAAGAAGAGACATTAGTTTCATTTCAGGATTTCAATTGTATTGTGGGTAAAAATGATGTGGGGAAATCTACTTTATTGAAAGCAATAGATGCATTCCTTAATGAAAATAATCCTAATATAGAGGATAAAAACGTATATAGTGATTCCAATTTTATCGAAATAAACTTAATTTTTGATTCTGCGTCAAGTCCAATTATTTTGGATGATACTATTCCGGTATCACTTTTTGATGAAGAATTAGTTGATGAAAATGGATTAATCTCAGTTAAAAAGGTCTGGGATGTATCCAAAAAACGATTAAACCTAAAATCTTTTTATGTCGCAAGATATATGATGCAGATGACTTTGTTATGTTGAGTGAAAAAGAGTTACGTACTCTTTGTGCAAAGTTTCATATAGAAACGGCAAAAGCAAACGGAGAAGAATATAACAATAAAGAAAAGCGGGAGAAATTGCGTGCATATCATCATGAAGCAGGCACGTCTTTCCATTTCGATTTTGAAGAAATGCCTGCTACGGGTACAACTCGTCCTAAAAAAATAATAGAAGCATTAAAAGGTATTTTACCGACCTTTGAATACTTTAGAGCTGACAGATCACTTTCAGATAGTGATACCTCTGTCCAAAAATATTTTAAGGATCAGGCTTATAAATTATTGAAATCAGAGATTTCGACAGATGAAGTTGAAGATTCGATTAGGCATCATATTGAAGAGGCATTAGGCAAAATTACACAAAAAATCAATCAAGTAGTTCCAGAAGATGAACAAGTTGAAGCTCAAGTGGAGTTTGATTGGTCGAAATTAATATCTACATCATTTCGTTGTAAAAAAGATGAGGCTAATATTCCTCTAACATCCAGAGGGGATGGTTTCAGACGGATTACAATGATGTCTTATTTTGAGATGTTAGCCGAAGAAAAACACTCTGGGAGGGATATGTTATTTGGGTTTGAAGAACCTGAAACTTTTTTACATCCCGAAACACAGCAGCAATTATATTCAAAATTAATCGGGATGAAAGATAATGGATACCAAATATTGGTAACGACACATTCCCCCAATATTGTAGCTGAAAGTAATATGGATGAAATTATTTTCATTCAACGAGTAGATGGTAAGTATACAGTCCGACAATATGATAGAATTGAGATTAGCGAAATAGTAGAAGAACTAGGGATTAAGCACGATAGCCGCTTACTCCAAGCATTTGAGAAAATAAGAGGTTTCTTTTTAGTTGAAGGGCCAGATGATGTAATAGCTTTTACGCATTGTGCCGTACAATACAAGGCCAATGGACTAATTGACTCCACGTTTGAAGAGTTAGGTGTTCATGTAATGCCCATTGGAGGTTGTGACGCTATCAAACATTGGACAAATTTGCAGATTATCAATAAACTGGGTAAACCTTTTTATATAATGCTGGATTCAGATAAGACAAAGGAGGTAATGGACTCACCTAATCTGATAAAACTGAGAAAATTGGGGTATAACGATTCTAATTGTGGCGTTACAAAAAAGCGAGAGATTGAAAGTTATATTCATCCGGATTATTTCCGCAATTTAACACCTCCAATAGAAATTGAATATGGAGATTGGGATGATGTAAAAAAAATATGCGGAGAACACCCTATGTCTGGGCGATTAGGCGGGAAAGGAGTTTGCGATAGGCATTTCCTCAAACTAACATTTCCTTTATTAAGAAAATCATTTTGCCCAGACGGTGAGCATGATGAATTCCTCGACATTTATCATAAAATTCATGATATGTGCGAAGCCTGATTCCCTAATATTTACTTTTTACCAATTAGGATGTTCTTGTTATTTATTACAGGAGGTTGTGTAATTATTATAGCCATAATAGCTGTAATTGTGAAACGACTGCTTCTTACGAAGCAATTGGAACAACTTTCCGCAAAGATTGGTTGTATTCCCTCCTATGAAAATGTAATAACGAACGACGGTAGAAAAGAGGCAGTTTATGCTTGCAATGAGCGTTTTTCTGTCGATCTTATTACAGATTTAGAGACTAGCTTTGCCTCTTGTTATATAACCTTTGCACAAGAGAAGGAGTTTACGTGTTATTACGCAGATTATTACAAAGAAGCGGATGCGCTCGTCCCGCAGCTCAAGGCTTTCGGTATTGAACCGTCGGAGGCTGTCGTAAAGTTGATTCGGGATTTCAAAAATATCGGCAAGCTCGTCAGATTGCATAACCAGCAAGTTATCCAAAATTCGCTCGATAGGCACAAACTCTTTTTCGATCATTGTTTGAAATATCCGTTGGACGAACAGCAGAGGCGTTCCATCGTATCGGAAGAGGATAATTGTCTGGTCGTAAGCAGTGCCGGAAGCGGCAAGACATCCTCCATCGTAGGAAAGGTCAAATACCTGATTGAAATAAAGAAAGTCGATCCGACACGGATTCTTCTTATCAGCTATACGAACAAGGCTGCCGCCGAGCTGACCGAACGAATGGGAATCGAGGGCTTGCATGGCTATACTTTCCATAAGTTGGCCCTTGATCTGATTGGGCAGCAAACAGGTAATAAACCTTCGATCTGCGACAATACGGACGCGTTGTTCGTGAAAATATACCGCGATTTGCTGGCCGATTCGCGATTCCGTAAACATGCGGTCGAGTATTTCGTCGATTATCAAGCCAACGAGGCGGATTGGGAGAAGCGGAAAAATGAAAGACGCCAGCAGCTATCCGAGCAAAAGGATGTGCGGCTGAAAGCCCTGCTTCCGGATATGGACGGCAAGCAGATTTATGTGCGGAGCGAGCAGGAGCAGAAAATCTGTTTCGTCTTATCGTCGCTCGGCGTGCAGTTCAGATACGAGGAGCCTTACGAGCATCCGGTGGCAGATGCGATGCACTCCCAATACAAGCCGGATTTTTCGATCCACTTCGAGCGTGACGGCAAACCGCAGCGTCTCTATCTGGAGCATTTCGGTGTGGATGAACACGGACTTGTGCCTGCATGGTTCGCCAAAGATCGGAATATCTCCTATGAAGAGGCCAATCAAAAGTACAACGACGGCATCGCATGGAAGCGGGCCGTCCACGAGAAATTCGGTACGAAACTAATTATGACGTCGAGTGCGGATTTTTACCGTTCGGATATTCGTGAAACGCTCAAACGATTGTTGCTCGATGCCGGTGTTCCTTTGCAAGAGCGAACAGATGTTGAGTTGTACAGCATGGTATTACCGGAGGGCAGCAAGCAGGAAAAGGCATTTATTAGATTGATCGCTACATTCGTCACCTTGCTGAAATCGAGTTGCCGATCATTGAAGGACGTCTTGAAACAGACTGACGAAGCCGATGACCGACGTAGTGAGTTCGTAGTCAAAAACATTTTCCGTCCCGCGTATGAACGCTATGCGGAGGCTTTGCGCAGTAGCGGACAAATCGACTTTACGGATGCCATCTTGCAGGCGACCGAGCTTTGCCTGGCAACGCATCCTGTGTCGTATGAATATATCATTGTCGATGAATTTCAGGATATATCCGTTGACCGCTACAACTTTCTCAAAGCCTTGCGCGAGGGAAATCCTCCGGCAAAACTCTATTGCGTAGGTGACGACTGGCAATCCATCTATCGTTTCTCGGGAAGCGATATGGCTCTTTTCAATAATTTCGCAGCTTTTTTCGGCCCGACCGAAATCAATAAAATCGAAACGACCTATCGTTTCGGTGAGCCGTTGGTTGGTTTATCGGCTCGATTCATCCAACGTAATACGGCTCAAATAAAAAAGAACATTCGGCCGTTCAGCGAGCAAAGGAAAACCGAGCTATCGTTCCAAGCCTACGACCGAAACAGCTATTGCAATGTCATCGGACAGCTTATTGCATCTATTCCGTCCGACAAATCTGTGTTCCTGCTGGGACGGTATTCATTCGACGATTACTACCTTTCGTTCATGTATAAAAGCGTCAAAGAAGGGAACAGATTTTACTATATCATTGGCGGCCGAAAGGTCGAATTCCTGACCGTGCACAAATCCAAAGGGCTTGAAGCCGACTATGTGATTCTGCTCCAATGCAACAAGGATACCTATGGTTTCCCCTCTCTCGTAAGCGATGACCCGTCTTTGCAATATGTGCTGACGGCAAGCGACCACTTCCCTTATGGCGAGGAGCGACGGTTGTTTTATGTAGCAATCACACGGGCCAAAGTCAAAACATGGGTGCTCTACGATGCACGATTCCCTTCTGTTTTTGTGGACGAGTTTCTGCGTCCCGAAAAAGTTACGGTGGAGAGTTACACCAAGCATCCGAATGCCAACAAGCGGTGGACGCGCCGTGCCGACCAATTTTTGCTGACGCTCCATCGTGAAGGAAAGAGCATCCGATATATTGCGGAGAAGATGGGCCGCAGTCAGGCTTCCATCGTCATGCGGTTGGGGAAGTTAGAAAGTTAATGACCACGTTTGTTGAGTTTGTGTAATGTAAATTATGATTGATATTGATGATTTTAAGCACGAGATAGAGTGTATTTATAAAGATGAAAAATACTCTGTCCGAGATAATGGAGCTGTTTTCCGGTATCCTCGTGATGGTAAACGGCCTCGTCAATATGATAACTTCTGGACTTTCGGTAAGTCCAATGATAAACACGGATACATGGAGATTGCGTCCGTTCGTGTTCACATTATCGTGGCAACGGCCTTTCATGGTCCGAAACCAACGGAAGACCATGTCGTCGATCATATAGATACGAATCGCCGCAACAATCGCCCGGACAATCTTCGATGGGTCACACGATTGGAGAACGCACTCGATAACCCGATTACCCGCAAACGTATCATTATGCGTTGCGGTAGTATCGAAGCGTTCTTAGCCAATCCGTCTTTGTTGAGAGAAAGCGATGTTACCCCCGATTTCAGTTGGATGAGAACTGTAACGGATGCAGAAGCCCAAGTCAGCAAAGAGCGATTATTGGCATGGGCTGAAAGCGACAAGCAAGCATCCGGAGGCACTTTGGGCGAATGGGTATATGGTCGGCAGTCAATTTCGCAAAATGACGGTCAGTCATCGAATGTAGACGAAATTGACAAGTTGCAATCCGATTCCTTAAACGGGTGGGGCCAAATTCCGCCTCGAGCATATGAACGTCCCGTTGAGCCGGAACAAAGAAAACCCAATGTTATGCTCTCGTTAACACCCGGAGCAGCCCAAGAAATCTATTTTTATAATGATAAGCCCAATGAATACCCATGTACTCCGCAGGAATATAGTGGTGATCCTTTAACTGCTTATGCCGCCAATTTGACCGAAAATGCAGTTTATTGGCGGAACAATAATGGAGATCGGGAGTATGTAGTAGACAAGTATGGATTTTCAGAAGATCGAAATTCTCTATATGTAATGACTAAATCCGCATACGTGTGGCAAAGCCAAGAGGATGGAGATTCTATGCCTATTCCCATAGCAAATCTCAATAAAGACGAGTTTAGTGAAAGTGAATTGGACTATCAACTTGGAGTGGTTGTGTACGAAGATAATTTATTCGTACATAAAAGGGTAGAAACCGGTTTTATGCCCAAAGAGTATTTGGAGGAGTTATTTATTGGCAAGAAGAAAAAGATTGACAAGAATTAAAATATTTCGGGAAACCCAATTTTATCCATATTTTTGTTGCTATTTTGTTACTTGCTGCAAGAACTGTTTTATGTTATAGATTAATAATCAGACGAATACAAGCGCAAGTAAATAATATGTGGCAAAACATCTTTTTGCCAAGAATCATAAGGCTTATGATTAGATAATCCTCTCATAGGATTTGAATCTAAAAAAGGCCTATCTGCAAATGTATTTACGAATTCCAATTCAGGTTCTTTGAGTTGAAGGCCCCAATAAATCGTTCTTCTATTATCATACGATCTTGAAAAATATCCTCGTTCAGTGCTGTCTTGATATTGTATTTCGGAAAATCCGCTATTGTTGCTTATTTGGAACTTAAATCCACTGCCAGAATTTTGAGGGAACTCAAAAATAAGACGTGCATTGCCAAATACGATATTTTCCCATTGAATAAGTTTATTGCTATATGCCTGGTTCCACATTTTATCCAGATATATCCGCGCATACTCCTGCTTTTTCTCTTTTGAAACCGAGCGTGGGTTTTCTATATAGGGACAGTCGCGAAATAGGCTTAAAATTATAACAAATTGATTGTCAATGTGATAAAAATTTCATATCTTAGCTACAGGAATTAAAAATT